ATTATCCTGTGCCGCTATCCAAACCTTTTCCTTTTGGAATGGTGATTTATCAGCACCTACATAAGTTCCTGCATGGATAGCCTTACCCGTTTCAGTCCTTGCTATTAATTCCGCCCTGTTTCTATTGATTCCAGTAATGGTATCTTTGATATATCTTGCAGTTTCGTAATAACCCCATCCCTGATCTACTGCCTTGTTCAGTATATCTACAAACATTTCCCGACTGGTTTGCACGATCCGGAACACCCCTTTATCGTAGAAATTTAACCCTAGATAGTTCTGTATTAGCTGTATCCATTCTAAAGACTTACCAAAGCCCTTTTCCTTCCTTAATTCGTTGTAATTAGCTCTAGCGTATGAAACGCCCACCGTAGAATAAATGTCCTTTAAATGCCTTGAAATGCCAGTAGAAACGATAAATGAATTGGCGAATGATCTACCACCTGCAATACCGCCTGATTCGATAGAACGTAGGAACTGGTTAGTATCAGATTGTAAAGCGTTAAAGAACTTAGCTTTGTACTGTGCTACTATCCTTGCTTTCTTGTTGGTCTGCACCCTCCAATATTTCCGTCTCTCCCGACTGTTCATATTTGCTTATTGTTTGGATGATCTCTTTCTCCAAATGACCACGATTAATAATCATTTTACCGTATTCATTAATACACTTCTTTTCTTTATCGGTCAAAGGGTAAACCCGTTTACTAATAGAAGAAACTAATTTCTTAATCTCGGTAGTCGTTGTATTTTGCATTAGGTTCTATCGGTTGATCAACTGGGTTAGCAATAGCATCGTTTAACAAGGTATATTGACCTGTTAACATGAACTGCTGATGATCTGGTAACTCTGTTTTGTCAAATCCTGTTTCTTCACGTAGTTCATCGGCTGTAATAGCACCCCTATCGAATAACCCAAAGTAGATAGTTGCTAACTTCTGCAAATCATCCTGTAATTCAGGTACACTACTAAAATCAAACTCTAGGTAGTATTTAGAACTAAATGCAGGTACTAGTATTCTATTCAGTTCATTGGCCAATGAATCGCACATTGGTTTGATCGTGTTAAGTACAAACGATCTCATGGCCATTTCCTTATTCGCAAAGGTTGTATCTGACTGGAATAACTCATAAGGCACACCAAATACGCCACATAAACGTTGCATACTCAATGCCTGTGATTTAAGTAACTCCATATCAACACTAGATAGACCTAAGTCTAAATAGCCCCATTCACCCTGTAATGATGCCACAGCCGATTTAACAGCCGTGTTATTAATCTTCCTATCTAGTACGTTTTGTAACTGTGTCTGCTGTTCAGGGGTCATAGAAGCATAGTCCTTATTGAATAACACCCCTTTAGCACCACCCTTTTGAAACATTGATACAGCAGCATCCATCCCGTCATTATCTTGCTGCAATCGTCTTGTCGCTGCATCCAAAGGACTGATACCCCTTAAGTGTTCCCTAGTATAAACATCAAACGTAGGGTTAAACGTTTTCCAGTGGATCACATCTTCTTTTGGTATGCTAATCTGTTTACCACCCGCATCTAGTACCCATCCTTTAATCCCGTATAAATCGGATTCATCAGGCACTAAATAAATATTATCAGGTGGGATTAAATACATCTCTAAAGGCTTTGTACCTAATCCTCTATTTAACCAGATAAACGCTTCACCCTTTAAAGCGTAGAATGAAAACATACCTTCCCAAAAAGCATCCGCCCCTTGACTTGGGTTAGGTCTTTCGATTAGCTTATACAAATCGCTTGTTTCATCCTCTACCCTGTCTTTACTCTTAAACTTTAATCTTTTGGATCTCTTTGTAAATTCCTCTCCAGTACCAGTATAAGATTCCAAAGGCACTGATGCAGCCTTTCTGCCGATCAACTTAATGATCGAATAGATCGTGTCATTAGTGGTAAAAGCATCAGCATTTTTATTCCAGTCCATGTAAACGGTAGGACTACCAACCTGAACACCTGTAAAGGTCATTCCCTTTTCCTGTCTCTTGCCTCCGAAAATCTTTTGTAATATACCCATACTAAAATGCAACCCATGTAGGCTGCTGCTTTGTTAATTTCGTGAAGATTGCGTATCGCATGGCATCTAGTAAGTGGTCATTTTCTTTTACTGGTTCTTCATTGTCTGTAATGTTTCCGTCCTTATCTGTTTTCCACTTATAACCCTGCAATTCACTTTTAAGATTATGGGAGTTATTAGTAATGTTCATGTTCAGGCTTTTAACTTTCATTATACCGCCCCATACATCTTTCTCCGATGGTTTAGCGTTAAACCCTGCCCTGTGTAATTCCTCTATTGATTTAGGTTCTGCACTGTCGCAGAATATCTCAACAGATTGAGACAAAGATAAGTTACGCAGCTTGGTTACTATATCACTCACCGTCAACTTGGTTTGATAGATCACTTCCTCAACATAGATTTGCCCTTCGTAGTATTCTACCTTAACCATTGCCGTTGGTGCAGTGTACCCAAAGTCAAGACCGTAGAATATCTCTCCCTTGTTTGGTAGTTCAGATACTACCTTCCATGAAGTGTAGATCAATTCCTTGCTTGCGCCTCGTAACCCTAGCCCATAAACTTTATACATGAAATCATCTGCAAGGTCTTTATAGGATTCAATTAACGCTACCTGATTATCTGAAAGGTTTGATAGGTTGTTTCTGTATGTAGAATGGATTCTTTTATTCTTAGGGTTATCTGCTATCTCATACACCCATGAATTGAAGTCGGCAGGATTCCAGTCTAAAAAGACCGTTCCTGTCGTTCTCATAGCTAACTGATCAAATAAGGTCTTGTGTATTAGGTTGGCTTCATTAACGAATAATATATCCCTACTAGGTCCTCTAGCCTTTCCTTCATCTTCCAATCCGAATAACTCAATGTATGATCCATTAGGGAAATGATAAACGAAATCGGAGTAGGAAAACTCATTATCATTCCAAAGGTGGAAGGCTTCCATGATTGATTTGAAATCACGGTAAGCACCTCGCTTGATATGTGGTAATGAATGGGAAACGATAGAAATCCTTATCCCTGCTTTTTTGATAGCAGCTAGGATGATAAGGAATTGAATAAGGGAATAAGTTTTACCTGAACGTGATCCTCCTTCGTTGCATATTACAGGCCACCCGTCAAAGTATGCTTTCTTATTGGCTAGATATAACGGTGATAAGGGGAATTTAATCTTTAATTGGTTCATCTTTATGGTGGGTTTCACCTTCGATTAAAGTAGGCTGAACATTCTCTACTTTGGCGTTTACCTTGCTAATGGTGATTCTTTCCAATTCATCATCTGATGCCATTAGCTTAAATTCAGCTATTTGAAGGGTAGCATTTTCGGAGTTTCGCCAATTCCTCCGCATCTTCTTTTTTAGCCTAACCTTTACTGAATTGATAACGTTTTTTAAGTCCTCCGATTTCTCTAATTCCCACAGATAGAATGTACTACTTGCAATGGGTAAAGTTTGGATCACTTCTTCAAGGGTTACACATTCTTCAGATTCAGCATTAGCGATAGCCTGTCTTAATATTTCATCTCTATCGTATGCCATTAGCTCGCAAATAGGTTTATCTGTTTCCCTTCGTTTCTGATCATAAAGTTTTGTGATTTGTATTGTTCTATCCTTCTATCAAATTCAGATTTCATCCATGATAGGAGGAATTTGTTTTCATTTTCCTTTCTTCTTTCGTATGCTCTTTTAAACACCTGATACACTGTTTTAGGGTATTTATAGACTGGCATTGTTTTCCTTATTAGTAAAAAAGATGCGTCTAATTGAGTATGACAGAAGTAAACATAAAAGTATCTAGCTTTCTCATGATCTGCTGTCTTGCCGTCAACTAGGGTTAGATTAGGGGTGTTAAATTCTTTGCTGATTATTTCAGCGGCCAGTTCACAAAGTTCAAATCGACAGATTGACTTCATGGCAGTAAAAATACTGCTTATTTAAAAACTTTCAGTAATATTTGAAATTATTTTAAATATTGAAATGTAGGGGTAAAAAAAACCACCCGTTAAGGTGGCTGCCTGATTATTGTTCTTCTTTAATGTTAGTAGCCATTCCGTCAAATTCTTCAGCTACCCAAATATCATTAGACTGGTCTTTATCTGACCAATTATATTGTTCGATTCCTCTATTCTCTGCAATAGCAATAGCTTCCTCTAATGAATCAGCTTCTACATTTGTATAGATACTAATTGTAACGGTTGCAGATAGTTTATAGTTTGCCATGTGTTATAGTTTTAATTATTGTTATTCAATAACTTTTCGTACTTGTGGAACTTATCAAGGTAATCATCTTTACTAGTCATTACCCATAGTAAAAAGTTCCATTTACAGAGAATCCAGTTTTTTAGTTTCATAATATTTACATTCAAAATAATCCTTAGTCGTTACGCTTGTAGTTACTCCCATTATTACGGTGATGGCTAGAATATCCTCATCCTGATCGGTTTTAATGATGGCATCATGAACATCAGTACTGGAACAGTTCCCTACTAGGTTAGTAATATGGATATCCATGTGTCTTACCGTTGTTTCACCTGTTTCGTTCCAGTATTTGCAATTGGAGCAAGGCATACCCAAATTTAAGGGTAATTTACGAACCTCCGAAAGTTTGGTTGAAGTATTCAAGCCCATCATTAATTGATTCTGGGTACTTTGATTGTTCCCTTCTGCCTTTGTCAAAAGAATCAATAATCACCTCCTCCTCCCTTTTGAGTAGTTCGGTGGCTTTAAACATACAGTCTAAATACGCTTCATGCTTTCTGTACAGATTACTTGCAGTTGATACAGCACCTAACCAAAAATTTTGATCCGCTTCTTTTTTATACGCTTCAGATAATTCTTTCAGCCTCTCAATCAGCTCCTGCATCGGTGTCTTTGCCATTGGTTGTGGGGTTTAAAGTATTAATGTTATAAATCTAATAAATTCAAAGTCTTTCCAGCGTATTCATGTGTACAATCTGATAAGTATTCTATTTTACCATTTGTAACAAATAAATGACACCTTGAATTATCCTCTAACATTTGTGTATCATTG